TTGACTGTTGAGGCTTCTAATTTCTTGGCTGGCTTTTTTGCTCATGTCTGGCAGCTTTATAACGGCTGGAAGTTGCCCGGTACTAATGTAACTCCGATTGCATGGGCTTTGTTCCTCCTTTTGATGCCTGTTTTTATCCGTCTTTTCAAGCGTCTTCTTAATACGCCTGATGCTTCTGGCGGTGGTTCTTCTCGGAAGGCTGGTGATTCTAAATGAGACGATTCTTTTCTATTTTTCTTTGTGTTTTCCTTTTGCTGACGCTTGCTCTTCCTGCTTTTGCTGGCAATGTTGTAATTCTCAATTATGAGCCTTGGCTTTTCTTCTATGATCTCGAGGCTTGTGACGAGAATTATAATATCTGGCTTGGCATGTACTCTTATGGCGGTTCTGAAGAATTGTACCCTATTCATATTAATGAGGATGATTATAATGCAAAACTTCTTGCTTCTCAATCTCCCGCTGAGTCTGTCTCAGAAATTACCGACGTTGTTAAACCTGAGTCCGTTGAACCTGATCTGTCTGACGGGGATCCTGTTTCTTCTGATCTTCATAGTGAATCAGATTCGGGACATTTGCAAGCTTCTTCGCTCACCTCGGGGACGGAATCGAGCGGTTCGCAATCTCCTATGCTTGCGGCGGCGAGTGTGCCGTCTTCTGGCTTGTCTTATGTCCAACCTGAACTTGTGAAGATCGACTATGCTCCTGACGCTACTTCTGGCACTTTACTTGCTGTTTTGTATGGATTACTTGGAAAACCGGTGACTGCTTATACTTATAAGGTTCGTACTTCCTATCAGTCTGATTATACCGGTTATGTTACGCAGCAGCTCGATTATGATGCAAACTGGCTTGCATCGCTTGCCCTTCTGATTGTTGTTCTTTTCTGTATTTTTAAAGCTGGAGGTGCTCTGTTATGCAAAGCATGAAAGACTTTTGCCTCTGGTTTATAGATCAGCTTCCCTCTTTTTTGATGGCTGAGCCTGTCTGTTACTTTGTTGGCTTCTTTTTCTCTTTTGCCATTATCGGGCTTATTGCTCGTTTAATGAATATAAAATAATTTTTTTGAAAGGTGTGATTTTTCAGACTGCTCCCGCTGTTTATTCCATTTCGACCATGCTTACTGATATCGGTAGCTGGGTCACTTCGTCCGTCACCTGGGTTGGCGAATTTGTCGGCGCGATTACCGACAATAAGCTGATTCTCGGCTTTGTGCTGGTTGCTCTGATCGGCACTGGCATTGGCGTTATCAACCGCCTTATTCATGTCTAACCTTCGACCTGGGGCGGGCTTCTCCCGCCCCTCTTTTTTTAACTATGACTATTTTTTTGATTCTTTGTGGTATCTTCTTTGTCTGGTTTTCTATTCAGTCTCGCCGATATAATAATCCCTATCGGCTCATTTTTATCTTTGGTAAAAAAGGCGCTGGTAAATCTCTTTACATGGTAAAGATGATGATTAGATATCTGAAAAAGGGCTGGACGGTTTACACGGATATTGATAACTGTAACCTCCCCGGTGTTCGTCTTATGCACGCTATGGATTTAGCTGAATTTGCCCCTGAAGAAAATTCCGCGATTTTTCTTGATGAAGCTGGTATTCTTTTCGACAACCGCAATTTCAAAAATTTCAATGCTGGTCTTCGTGATTTTTTTAAGCTGCAAAGAAAGTATAAATGTCGTGTCTTTCTAAATTCTCAGTCTTTTGACATCGACAAAAAAATTCGTGATGTCACTGATCAAATGGGTTTGATGGTTTCTATTGGCAATGTGTTTTCTGTCTATCGTCCTATTCGCCGGTCTATTACTCTAACTGAGCCTTCTGCCGAGGCTGAAAGCAGGATCGCTGATCGTCTTAAGTTTGAAAGTCTTTTCAAATGGCAGATTACATATCTTCCGAAGTATTTTAAGTACTTTGATAGTTTCGCAGCCCCTGAGCGTCCCCCTATGCCGTTTACCGAAGTTGTGGCTGATTTGACAGATAATAATGTTCGTCGCTCTATGAAGCGTCTAGGACGTAGAAAGGATGATTAAATGTTATGGTTTCTTGGTGTTGTCTTGGTCTTGGGCTTTTGCTTGTGGTTGTTTCTTTCTTTACGGTCGGCCTTGCCGGATTCCTTGTGTTCTGTCTTTCTCTGCTTCTTATTGGCTTTGGCGGCGGTCTTCTTTGTTCTCGTCGGGTACAACTTAAGATAGTTGGAAAAGAAAGGGTATCCCGCTAAAAATAAGCGGGATACCCTTTCTGAATATTTGGTGCGCTCCAAATCTTATATTTTGTTGCGTTCATTCAGTATAACTGTTTGGATGTAAAAAGTCAAGACCGCCCTCTCGGACGGTCTTTCTTTATTTGTATCGTTTGTTGTGTTCTTCTACCATTAGTTCAACCATTGTTCTTTCTGGTGCTGGTAGTTTTGTATATTCTTCTAATATTTCTGAAAATGTTATTTTCCCGTCTTTTTCTTGTATGTATTCTCCAATTTTTAATACAATTTCTTGTGCTTTTGTCATATAACTTTCTCCTTTTGTATTCTCTAATATTTCTTCTGGATTGATTTTATATACTTTGCATATTTCTGCTATTTGGTCTTCGTCTAACTTTCTTCTTCCTGTTTCGTATAGTGATATTTGTTGCTGTGTTGTGCATAGCACATTTGCTAATTCTTTTTGGCTGATTTTGTGCATTTGTCTAAATGTTTTAAGCTTATTCATTTTCTTCTTGACTCCACGTTCAAAATGGTGTATTCATGTATTGTAGACATTTGGTTAATGTATTTCTTCTCTCTGATTTTATGAAAAGGATGTGTTTTGAATGAAAGTAGTTGGCATGAGAAAATTTCAGTACACCAGTAAAAAGACTGGTAACACCTATCCCGCGGCAAATCTGTATTGCACTGAAAAACGTAATAACGTTCTCGGCGATGCGGCGTTTGACCTCTTTGTAAAAGCCGAGATTGTCCCCGGTGATCTCGCTGTCGGTGACGAAATCGCCTGCACCTATAACCGCTTCGGCTCGGTTGAAGAAATTCGTGTGGTGAAGTGATGCGAAAATATATCGAAATCGCATTGACTTCTTCCATGCAAGCTGCACTTGAACGGTACATGGTAGAAAAGCGCGTTTCCATGCTTGATGCGGCTGCTGCTCAGATTCTTGTTGAATTCCTCTATAAGGGGGGCTATTTCTAATGGATGATCTGCAAATCACCATTAGCCTTACGGAGCTTATGACCCTTATCGAGTCCGCAAAACGTGTCCCCGATGCTGAAAAGGCTCTGTCTTCCCTTTCTCGCCGTCTGGATGGTCTTTACGGCATTTACACGGAAGTTTTGGAGCGCCTGCGTGCCCTCCAACATGAATCTGAG